GATCGCCCTTGATATTGACGAGGACGAAATCAATGTTCAAGTAACGATTCAGTATCTTCTTTCCTGCGGATTGCTTGAAACATCAGATTCCATTGAGTACAAGTTGCCTTTTGTGCAAGATAACTTAGGAAGCGAGACGGCAAGCACTCGTAGAAGTCGTAAATCTAGGGAAAATGCACAAAAAGCGTTGCAATGCAACAGTGGAGCAACGGAGTGCAACATTTTGCAACAAAATTGCAATGTAGAGATAGATATAGAGAAAGATATAGATACAGATATAGAGATAGAGAAAGAAAATACAAAAGAAAGCGTGCCTGCATCTGATTTGGACTTTGACGCGGAATGGGGATGGGAATACACGATCAATGCATATCCAAAGAAAACGTCGTTAACGTCTGCCAAGGTAGCATGGATGGACAAGCTTTTAGAAGTTATCGAGCCGAACAGGAAAGCCGTTGCAAAGCTGATATATGAGGCTACAGTGGCATATGTTACTGACTATATAGAGAAGAATCCGGATGATACGAATTATCGCTACATACCAAAATACGGAGACTGGCTGAAAGAGGATTGCGATTACTGGATTCGTCAAGTTGAGAAACGAAAGCGAGGTGAGAGCAGTTGACGGAAGCAGAAATTGGAGTGATCGGATGTGTATTGATTGACAATGATTCCATGTACAAGGTTTATAACAAATTGAAGCCGGAAATGTTCAGCTCTGAATTTTGCCAAGATGCTTTTGCTGAAATGCTTGCCATGTATGATCGTGGAGAAAACATTAATGTCGTTTCACTGTCTCAGTCACTTGAAAACCACAAATGGGAGCCGGAAATAATTGCAAGCGAATTGAAAGAATGCATATCTGTTACCCCAGTCTCAACGGCAATAAAAAGTTATGCGGATGCAGTCATTAAGGATTGGCGGGTAAGGGAAACAAAAAGCCTTTTCCAGAGAGTGAGCCTTAGACCATGTGATATTGATAATTCGATCGCGGAAGTTCTTACAAGGCTTGAAGAAATCCAAGTTAATCAGTTGAAGAAATCTAAGTTGATGAAGCAAATCGTATCAGAGAACAAAGATAAATACTTCAATGATGATGTTGGAGAGGACAGGGT